CTGATTATCGTTGTGACGTTGTTGTATGGGTATACGACCACCCACACTCTAATGCTTCATACACTGACAATGTTGGTAATAGTACTACAACACAAAATGGCAAGAAAAAACTTGGTATCAAAATTTTCAATGCATGGCCTGCATCATTCACAATGAGTGGTCTTAATGCAAGTGGTAGCGAGATTATGGTGCATGAACTAAGTTTGGTTCACGAAGGTTTTATGCTTGCGTGGACAGATGCAGAAATTGCAGCACTAGACGCACAAGTCTAAAAAATTAACAAATAGGAGAATAAAATGTCAAATATTTCAGAATCAGTGGTATCAGCCGCTAACGAAGCAATTAAAGATTCAGCCCCACGTATGGGTTCAGCGCCTCCAGCGTCTGTAAAACTAATGCGTGGAATAAAACATGAAGACGAGTGGTTGCAAAATGCAATTATTCGTGAGTTAAACGGAGAAGATGAAGAAGCCATTGTTTCTTTAACTACAAAATCCGACATGGTTTATAGTGATTATATGAGTGCTTTACTTAAACGAGCAGTTGTAACTATTGGGGATGTACCCATTGCAAAAAATCAAGGACTAATTGACCAACTGATGATTGGTGACCGAGACCTTTTGTTTATTGGTGCTATGAAAGCAACCTACGGTCGTTTCCGTGAAATGGAAGTGTCTTGTGGAAACTGCGGAGAAACTAACTTTGTAACACTAAACCTTGATGAAGATTTTTCATTTGAGTTTCCAGAAAAAGATTTCACACTTCCAATAGAAGTTGAATTGCGTGATGGTTCTATCGTTAAACTACGTTACCCAACTGGCGCAGATAGTTCACATGTAGCAAAAAAGGCTAAGACAACTGCTGAACAGAACACAATGATGTTGGCTCGTTGTTCCGAATGGGACGATAACCAACCTACAAATACGGAACAATGGGCAAAACACCTTGGTGTAAGTGACCGCAGCAAGTTGGTACGAGCGCTCACCAACAACCCTCCTGGGCCAAAGATGGAGGAGGTGAAGACTCAGTGCGCTAAGTGCAGTGAAGAACTCCTCATCATCATGGACTGGGTCTCACTTTTATTCAGTTAACCTCACGCTTACTTATTGGGAATACGAAACGATTGCTTCTGTTTATACAGGGTTTGGTCTGGACGACCTAAAACATATGACAGTACGTCAGCGAGATTATTGGAAATCAATGGCTCGTTGGCGTAATCAATCCTAAGGTTAACTATGGCAGAAAATCCTATAGCAGATAGCAGAGACACCCTTGATAGTGGTGTTCGTCCTGGCGAGCGTATGGGTAACCCTGCTGCTAGTGGCAACAATCGTTTTTCCGCAGACTTAAAACCATTACAAGAACTTGATGCGGCTCTTACCAAGTTGCATACAAACATTAACAAGTTTAAAACAGACCTTCCTAAAGTTATTACTTTAACTGAGCAATGGGCTGCCAAAATGCAGAAGGTTGCCAATGCCATGAATGGTATGGGCGGTGGTAAAGGCGGACCTACAAGCCCTAGTGGACCTGCAAGCCCTAACGGGGCTCCTGCGGGCACCCTTACCGATAGCCTCCTTGGTGGCGGTGGCGGTGGAGGTATGTTCAATACATACCATATCACTACTGACCGTAGTCAAAACTTAACAATGATGGGCGGAGGAGGCGGTAGAGGAGGCGGCGGAGGTGCTGCTGCTACTGGTGCAGACATTGCCAAGCAAATTGCAGGGGCTATTGGTGCTGCACTGAACAACCGTATTAATAATAACGCTGCTTATTCATTATCAGCCAACCGCATGGACATGCTTCTTCAACAAACCACAGGCATGAGTGGTCAAGAAGTACGAGATAATAAGCGCAAACCACTTACCCAATACAAACTAGGTGCTGGTGGAATTAATAGTGTTTTAAGTTTAGAAGCCTCTACAGGTATTGACGCTAACAAACAAGGTAACAGCGTTGAGTTTTTACGTGCTGCTTCTGGTTATGGTTATTCAACTGACCAAGTAAACCAAATGACAAAAACTATGGCTGGTCCTGAATCAGCCAACCGTATGTTTATGACTATGGGAACTGGTATGTATGGTATTGGTGGTCAACAGCGCAGTGCTAAGGAAGTTGTGCAACGGACTGTTCAGCGCCTTGGGTTAACTACCGAAAGTTCTCTTCAAGGTGCTATGACACAAGGTTCAATGACTCGTGAACGTCTGCGTCAATCAGGTGTCCCTGAAGAAATGCAAGATATTACCCTTCAATACGCAAAAGAAAACATTGCGTTTAAGAAGAAGGGTGGTAGAGGTATGTATGACGCAGCCAATAAATATGACCGCAAGATTCTTGGTGTTGAAGATACTTATGCTAACCAAAATGAAGAGACCGAGCGTGTAAAAGCAAGTCGTGAAGAAAATATGTATGACAAGCAAGCGGATAACTACGCTGCTATGGAAAAGGGAATGCAATCCCTTACACGTGCATTACAAAAACTAGATGACACTTTCTCTAGTGCTATGGGCTTTAAAGCACGTAATCGTGGAGCCGCTGGGATAGCGGGTGCTGCTCTTAAGGGGGCTGCACTTCCATTATCTTTTATTCCTGGAGTTGGACCAGCCTTAGGTATTGCCGCAGGTGTTGCGGGTGCATTCCTGGGTGACGCTACAGGTGAAAAAGAACCAGGTGCTAAAAAGGGTGGTACTGGCGGAAACGTTGCTAAAAGCAGTGGTCAACTTTCAAAACTTCACCCAAAAATGCGTGAAAAAGTAGAAGCAATGATGAAGGCTAACCCACGCCTTTACATTGGTGGTGGTGTGCGCTCTACTGAACAACAGAAACAACTGTTTGAATCACGTTATGAGCCAACTCCAGAAAAAACAGATGTTTTCTGGAAAGGACAATATTGGAAACGTGTTCGTGGTGCAGCCGCAGCCCCTCCAGGTATGTCCATGCACGAAATTGGTTTGGCAGTTGACTTTGCACCATCAACAGAATTTGATTGGGTAAAGGAACACGCCAAAGACTTTGGACTTCGTTCATTTCATGATGTCAATAACGAACCTTGGCACGTACAACCTGCTGAACTTCCTGGCTCTCGCTCTCAGTACGAAAAGATGGGTGCCCCTTGGGGACACAACGGTGTAGTTGCAGAACCCACAGATACCAATGCGGCTATTAAAGGGCTAGAAACAATGATGCATGGTGGTGTTAGTAGCATGGGTGGCTCTTCTGGTAAACAGGGAGTAGACATTAAAATCCAAGGATACGCAGGACTTAGCATGGGTGCGGCTATTGAAGCAATGGGTCTTGACTTACAAGGAGCAGGAGGGGGAGGAAGCCTTAGCGCCGCATCTTTGGGTGGTGGAAGTCCAGGTAGTGGGTCATCTAGTGGGTCATCTAGTGTTGGAAGTTACAGTGGCAAAGGTCCCCTAACGGGTCGTCAAGTAGCAGCCATTATGTACAAAGCAGGCTTTAGAGGAAAACGGTTAGTAGAGGCAGTAGCCATTGCGCACCGAGAATCTAGGTTTAACCCTAAATCATTCGCTGATGATGACGATGACCTTTCATATGGTTTGATGCAAATTAATATGAAAGGTTCTATGGGCCCTGCTCGTAGAGGTTACTATAACCTTAAAAAGAATGAAGAACTGTTTAACCCTGCTACAAATGCACGAGTTGCTTGGAAATTGTCTGGGCACGGTAATAACTGGGAGCATTGGAAAGACGACACAGGTAACCCATTAGGAAACACCAATATCCCACAAGCCACTAAGTACGTTAAAGAAGCGGGTTATGCCACCTCAGGACACCCCAAACAGGGTGACCCTGTATCAGGCATGGGTATGGCAATGTCTGCTCCCACCCGTGGTGGGTCTGTAGTCGTCCAAGGAGATAGTGGCAACACTTTTCATGTTAGTATTGCTCCAACAATTAATTTAAATGGTGGCAATAATTACAGCGGTGACGTAGAACGTATGGCAAAAGATGTTGCGCATCTTCTAGACCGTGAAGTTCGTATGGCTTTGTTAAGGAACTCATAATGACAACATATAACCCAAACACAAATGCAAATGTTAACACAACTGGCTATTCCTCAGACCAGTTTTTAAATTTAGTTACTAGTGGCGCTGAAACTCGTGGAGTATCACGAACGGCTGAAGACAACCCAGAGTTTTATTTTCCAGGTAAAACTCCACCAAATGTTTATGATGTTCCTGGGGCTCCTAAAACCAACACTAATATCCAACGTGGTTTTATTAGAGGCATTTTTCCTGAAGTACTTACCCAGATTAATGCAGCAAAAGACCCTAAAACAAATAAACAACTAACTACTAAATATACAGGTATTACACCACCTACTCGGCGTTGTTTTTTTCAGTTTAATCCAAGCCTTATTTTACGTTCAGTGCAAGCCAGCACTACCACGCTTAACCCGCTACTTCAAGACCCTACTCAGTTACTTCAACCTATTCCAGGTCAAGCAAGTTTTGAATTTCAATTGTTGTTTAATCGTGAACACGAAGTATCAGCGCAAGAATACATTAATGCTAATGGAAAACTTGAAAAAACATCTGCCCTTTCAGCAAACCTTGCTAATTATGGAGCAGACCTCAAGGCAGGTGGTCTTGCTTATAAACAAAACCAATTAGGTGACCTTGGTGTACTTGTAGATTTGTATGTACTTGATTCTATTATTGGTCAATCAATCACATTTGACTCTATTAGAAGCATTCAGGCTTACTGGGAGGCAACCAAAAAATTGCGCCCTTCAGATGAACTTGATAAAGATGGAAAGCCTGTACAACCATATGGAGACACAGATTTTTTAGGTACAGGTACAGACACTAAATATGCAGACAGTCTTAACAAAGTATTGGGTAACTCTGCGTTCCTTAACCCAATGCCTATTCGTATTGTTTTTTCATCTTTGTTTATGGTTGAAGGTTTTGTAACTGCTTCTAACGTGGCTTTTCATAAATTCAGTAGAAACATGGTTCCAACAGTTTGTCAAGTGACCCTAAGTGTTCAAGCAATGTACATTGGCTTTGCTAAAAAAGATTCTTACGTTAGCACACAACTTACTGAAGCACTTCAAACTGATGCTGCAAATGACGCAGAAACAAGTAAAAATATTGCAGATTGCATACAACTTGTAAAAGAACAGGTAATTTGTATCCAAGAAGGCGTAGACTATGCATACCCAACATTTGCCCAATACGAAGAGGCTACAGTTGACCTTAATTGGCAAGACAACGAAACTTTAAATGGTTGGTTTTATAGACGGTATCAAAATAAAATTGACAATAACTATTCACAAATACCTAACTTAGAGTTTGGTTACCAACCAGGGGAGGTACTCCAGACCGCCTTCAGGAACAAACTAATTTTAACTGCGGGTTCAACATTTCGGCAGGAACAAGACACTGCAATGAATCTTGGTATTGAATCTTATACTATGTATATTTATAGTGCTGCGGACGCTAACAAAGCAAAATATAACAACCCCAATGATATTGTTCAAGTAGCAGAAAAAGGTAATTTTGATGGCGTAATAGGAGATTTACGACCTATTGCTACTTCTGAATTTAGATATATTAATACTAAGAAAAACCCACAGTTACGAGAGTGGTCAGAACTAGACAGTGACAAATGGGAACAAGAAAAAACATTTGGGAAGTTTAACCACGACTACTTTGGTACTTCTTTAAACGAAGCAGGTCTTGACGAAGAACGTTTAAAAACCCCTAGCGCCTATTTTGGCACCTCAGTTTATGTTGTTTTTGTTCTTGTAATAACAGCAGAATCAAAAGCAGCAGTTGGTGATAATGTAAAAAACCGTGTTACCAAAGCAAGTGGGCACATAATAAATCCCAATACTCAGGGTATTAATGCAGTTAACGACCCAACATTTGGTAGACGATGATTTTTTCAAATTCCCGTTATGTAGCATCAGTTGCTACAAAAGATAATGTTTCCGTGCCTATTGCTGTAAAAGGTGCTAGGTACACTGCACAACGTACTACCACTATTGTGTCTACATATGGAGACACCTTTGATATTATTGCAGCACGTGTTTTAAATGATTCTACACAATATTGGAAAATTGCAGGATTAAACCCGTATGTTAGATTTCCTGACCAAATCCCTATTGGGACAGTGCTTGTGATTCCATTGCCATGATTTTTAAGTCTGCATCTCCTTTATCTCCTACTGTTGATATAAGCATTGACAAAGTCCCTACGGACTATACCCAAATGCAACGTGTTACTATTGAAGAAGAAGAAAACAAACATACATTAGTAACTATTGATATTAGTGGTATAAACCCAGAAACAATTTCTGATTACATTGATAAACCTATAAGCATTAAAATTGATTTTGATGGTGTAACAGGTATTAATTTTGTTGGGTACATTGTTTTTTTAGAACCTACATCTGTTACTCATGACGGTCTTGTAAACCACAGTTCATTTCAAATTACCCGCATGTATTGCATGAGTTCTAGTTACATCATGAAATCTAAAAAATCTAAATCTTGGGAAAATGTAACTATTTCAGACATTGCTGTAAGTATTGCAGACACCTACAAGTTATCTGTTGCAGTTCCTAAAGATTCATACAGGTTTACTAGGTTAGTCCAAACTAACCAATCTGATTGGTCGTTTCTTGTTGACGCATGCAAAAAACTTGGATACTCAATAACCATTACAGGAACTAATCTTCATATTTGGGACCCTTATAAATTATTTGGTAGAAACATTTCTTATGCTGTTTTAAAAAGCATTACAGGTTCATATGGAAATGTTGTACCAACTTACGGACAAATAATTAGTTTTGAAGGACGTATTGGTGCTGTTACTACTTCTGCAACAAGAACTTCTGATACTTTGCATATTCTAGATAAAGATGGATTACTAATGAGCCTATCCAGTTCTATAACTGATGATACTTCTGGGTTAAGTAATTCTTTAGAATCTTTATTTACTGACACGTTAAATATTAATGTTGACAACTATGAAATGGGAAAACGTATAGTAGAAGGTGCTCTTCGTAGAAAGTTTTCAAATACTGCAAAAGTTGTAGTTACAAGTAGCCCTGAACTACGCCCTGGAAGCATTGTTAAAGTAGACAAATATAATTCTAAATTAGATGGTTTTTGGTATGTAAAGTCTGCTAAACATGAACTTACTAAATCAGAATTATTTACTACATTGATGATTGCTACAGATGGTACAACTACAACAACTCCTGTATCTAATACTGTAGAAACATTTGTAGAACCTCCTACCTCTTCATTGGTTTCTGATGTTTGGGTTTCCTCTACGCATTCTGCGGTTATATACAGTTAGCGAGTTATTATGAAATCAATTAATATTCCATTTTCATTTAGTAATGGGGGAGTCAGTGAATCCTCAGATATTGCTATTATTACCCAAAATAAAATTGTAGATGTGTTAATCACAAATAGTGCCGAAAGGGCTATTAATACTAGTTATGGGGTAGGTATACAGTCGCTTTTGTATGAGTCCATAGACAGCCTACTTTTTGATGATTTTAAATCAGAAGCACTTGTAAAAATTAATGAAGTTCTTGATACTGGTAGCGTATTAGATATATCAATTGCTCAAGAAGACCTTATTCAAACAGCCTTTGTAGAAGACAGTACAATTGCTATAACTGTGGTGTATTCTTTACCTACCACAAATTCAATTACAACTTTTACTTTTAATGTAAGTTCCGATTTTTAGTAGGATATAGATATGCCAATTTTTGATTATACAAGCCGTGATTATTATTCTATTAAAGAAGACTTATTGTCACGTGCTGCTGAACTCCCCATTGGGGCTTCTTGGAATACACGCTCTACTTCAGATTTTGGTGTAATGCTTGTAGACCTTTGGGCATACATGGGTGACGTTCTTCATTTTTATGTAGACCGTGCTGCTGCTGAAACTTTTGTAAGCACTGCTACGCAACGTGAATCGTTACTTGCTTTTTCAAATCTTGTAGATTACGAACCTATTAAAATGAACGCAGCAAAAGCCACTGTTACTTTAGTTTCTACGGCGGCTTGGACAGGACTTGTAGAAATACCTGCCTACACTTCGTTTGTAGCCCCAGCACAAAATGATAATGAAACAACTGTTTATTTTGTATCAACTACCTCTGCATCTATGGCTTCATCGTCTACTGCTGTAACCATCCCCCTTACAGAAGGAATTGCTGTTATAAACGAATCGCCTACTAATACAACTAGTATTAGTGCAAACTTTAGTAATGGTACATCTAATCAAAAATTTAATCTTAGATACAGTAATGTTTTAGCAAGTAGTATAAGTGTTCTAGTATATGAAGGTGCTTTAGATGTAAATGGTTTACCTACAGCAGTTTCTTATCGGTATGTTGACCGTTTGATTGATGTGGCTTCTTATGAACGTGTTTTTTCATTAGCAACATCTGCTGACAATATCAGTCAAATTGTTTTTGGTAATGGTATTAATGGTAAAATTCCACAAAGTGGTGCAGAAATTAAAGTTTCGTATATCAGGTCGTCTGGTAGTTATGGCAACATAAAAGCAAACAAAATTACTGCTTTTGCGAGTAACACCCCTATAGGTGTAAAGGTAGATTCTTCAACGGCTGCTGTTGGTGGTTATGACGCAGAGTCCGTACTTTCTATGAAAGCAAATATACCTGCGTTACTTAGAACACAAGACAGAGCAGTTTCATTACAAGATTTTAAAGATTTGTCATTGCGCATTCCTGGTGTTTCTAAGGCAACTGCTTCAAATGCTGGCAGTACAGTCACACTTTATGCAGTGCCTTTTCAAACTGACTATTTACTTCCTTCATTTGGTTCAACAATTAGTATTCCAGCAAACATACAAACAAATGCAATTACGTATTTTGAACCAAAAATAATGCTTGGTGCGAGTGCTACAGCAGCAAGTTCTGTGGATTTAACTTCTGTTTACATTACTGCAAATGTAGTAGTTAAAGACGGTTATGTACAACGTTCAGTTAGAGATGCAGTAACTGCTGCTCTTGATACTATTTTTGAATTTGATGCAGTGTATTTTGGACAAGTTTTATCTCTTGGAGAAATCTATAAATTAATTATGAATGTAGAAGGTGTAGATTACGTAAGCATTTCAAGGTTTAACACTTCATCAGGAGTTGCTATTGCTTCAGGAAACAAAATAACTGCTGCACCTACAAGTCTTTTAAAGAAAGCCGTTGACTACGATTTAAGTGGCATTACAGGTGGTGTGGTTGGCGCATAATGACAACTACTTCCTTTACTCTTAGAAAACTTAGTGCAGGTTATGGTTCGTTCCTTCAAGGTACGGGTGAAGACACGGCCCTGCGGTCAGACGCATACGTTTCGTTAGCAAATGTAGGCGATGCAGATGCTAACTTGTTTACTGCCAATATTATTGATACTGACAAATTAACGCTTTCTTGGGATTTTTCTTTTACATTTCAAACTTCTTTACCAGCAGGTGAATCAGCGGCACCTATATCTATGGCAATAGTAGCCTCTACTACAGGTGAACCACTTACCATTAAAGATGGCGCACAGATTTATAAAGATAGTCGTAATGATGTACTTTCAATATATGACACAATTAGAGTTTCACCAGGTAGGTGGGTTTACTATTCGTTGTTTATTCAATATTCAGATTTTGCAGGAACAACTTGGTATGAACGAGTAGCAAAACTTTACATTCAAATACCTATTGCTTATAATTCTATAGACAACCTTTGGGCACGTATTCCTGAGTATTACAGAATTTTAGACGCTAACCAAGAAGGTAATCCTCTTTACAATTTTTTAGAGTTGTTTGGGTGGGAAATAGATAAAACACGAACGCTTATTGAAACAATACCCCTGTCTATTGACCCTGAACTTGCTGTAACCCCAGCATTACACGAACTTGCAACACAACTAGGATTAGAAACAAGCATTGATATTGTTGGCACTACAAGAGTTCGTAACCTTCTTAATAACATTGGTTATATTCGCCGCCGAAAAGGAACTATTGAAAGTATTTCTTATTACCTTTCAGCGTTAACTGGTTGTGCTATTAGTTATGAAACAACAGGGACAGGCGCTGGCGCTTCTTATACTTTTAAAGTACATTCTCAAAGAGTTAACTTTGCTGCTGACCCAACGTTCAATCAGGCTGTGGTAGCAACCACAACTGGTACGGGCGCTATTTTCAAAACCTCTTTAACACGTTCTGCTACTTGGGGTGTTTACTCGTATGGTACAACCAGTACAACTGGGGCATCTGTAACTACCAATGGTTCTACACTTACCGTAAAGAATGTGGGAACTGGAACTATAGATGTTTTGGTGTACCAACGTACAGCCTTTCCTTATTACCCAGCGGGTGACCTTTACACTAACTTTACAAGCACTCAAACGGCTGGCGCTTCTTTTAATAATTTTCATCTTGCTACAACTGACAAAATGTCATCATGGGAATCTAATGTTTCTGGAGGGTCTGTGCCATCAAACATCCTTTATGACACTTGGAATACCACACAACAAAAACTTCCTGTAGACACGTTTAACCCTCTTGAAGAACGTTACGAAATTCCGTATAACAGTACAAGCGAAACAACTGTTAACCTTGTACCTGTGTTGTATTTTACTCTTGCTGCTAATGCCATTGTGACATTAACAAACTGGCTAGTAGAACCCTTCTCTGTTGGCTCATACTTTGATGGTAATACCCGTGAAGGTGGTTTGCTTCCAGCCGCTTCTGGAATCGGTACAGGTATTTCAGACTATCGTTGGCACGGTACAGCAAAAAACTCTTTTTCGTATTACATGCTTGATTACCAAAAAATCAACACGGTTACCAGAGACATCATTATAAATTATATTGCGCCTGTAACCATTAAAGACCAAATAGACATAGTATGGAACTACTACTACGGAAAGTAAAAAATGGATTATATACTTGGAGCACTAGCAGTTTACAAAATTACACATGTGTTGGACACGCTCACACCTAAAGAAGCCATGCCTTGGGTAAAGGTAATTTTCTCCCTTTTGGTCAGTTTTATACTTGCACTTGTGTTAGGTCTACCTAATATCTTTGTTGCAGGTTGTGCAATTGCTACCCTTGCTGGTACAGTGCATGCGTTCCTCCGCTTGCTAGTGCTTGTGGGGGACATGACACAACGAAAAGTATTGAGGTAAAAAATGACACATTATGGAATTGTAGGCGGTGGCGAACACCCAGAAAACATTATTGAAGATTGCTTAAAAGACATTTACAGCAATGATGCCGACCACATTCTGTATTTGAACTGCCGTAAGGGCGCTTCAGAATCTGAGAAGCGTGTGTACACATACGTGCTGGATAATAACAT